ACTGCCCCCATTAAATTGTTTGGTGGAGCCCTAAGGAATCGAACCTCTTGCCAACCACCCACCTTGTTATGGCTACGATTTTACAGACCGCAAGCGGGGAAGGGCTCCATTAAATTGTTTGGTCTGTGTGGCAGGATTCGAACCTGCGACCTCTCACTTCCAAGGCGAGCCGTCTGACCTGACTGACATTACACACAGATAAAATTGGCACCGTAGACGGGAATCGAACCCGCCGCAGTCTCATAGACAGTGAGATATCAACCCCAGTTGAACTCTACGGTATAACTTGTTGGTAGGGGTGCTTGGAATCGAACCAAGATTAGCGAGTTCAAAGCCCGCTGTGATAAGCCATTACACTACACCCCAACAATGTTTAAGCAGTGCGTACTTTCACCCATCAAGAGGGCTTATGTTCCACGCATCAACTATTCTGAAACACACTTGATCCGTACCCTCTGTCGGTTAGGACTGCTCTCGGGAGTAGTATGTTTTAGAATAGCATGATGTATCTTTCAACATCCATGCTATGATAGGGTTAATACCCTACCCAGTGATTTTACAATCTACGTTATCGCCATAGACTTCATCCTACTGTCCGCCCATTCTATACATTTATGCGCTGTATCACGGCTCTCGTTGCCTATTCACGCTTGTTAAACTTACTCGGTCACTGGGACTTTTCTGTTTAACTCTATTTGATTGAGACCTCGTTTTAACTTGTCCTCAATCAACTTTTTTCTTTCATCATCTGTTAGCGTATTTTCTTTCAACCAATTCGCTTTATCAGAAGTGCCAGATTGTATTTCAACTTTCATTTCTTGTCAAACTCTTTCGTTGTTTTTTCACTACACAAACGGAAACCCCTGAGACTGTTTAGTTTCCCAGGGGTTTCTTAGATTCTTTTTGAGATTAGATTCTTGGAATCTTCTCTCCTTCTATGAAACTCCCTGGCATTCTTGGATCATTATACTCTGAGCCGCGAATACTGGGTTGTACATTATTACCCGCAAAGGCTGACACTTGAGCTTGTGGTAATGTTGACCACATCCCTGTATGTTTCAGCGTTTGACAGATAATTGTTTTCATAGTAATCTATTTAGTCCTGGTTAAAAATTCTTTCAATTTTATAGTGTTTTTCTTCACTTTTTGTTTTTGAAGTATGTAGTGTACTACCGATTTGATTAGTTGTCAACAACTATTTTCAATCTTGTTGCCCAAAACATACAACTTGTTTTCGTTAACTGATTTCTCAGTCCATGATGTAATGTAACAGAGTTTTGATTTATTGTCAACACCTGTTGCTAAATATCTACATGATATTTAACCCAAACAATTACAGTGTAGTATTTCTTAGCTACGATGAACCAAACTGTGAAGAAAACTATAAACATTTGCTTACACTTTGCCCCAAGGCTCAACGAGTTCATGGAGTCAAGGGTTCAGACACCGCACATAAAGAAGTTGCTAAACTTTCAAAGACTGAAAACGTCATTATAGTAGATGGCGATAATTATGTCAAGCCTACATTTTTTACTACTACTTTTGTTTTAGACGATAGAATTGACCTTAACTCTAGTGTTTTAAGTTATAGCGCAACGAATGAAATTAACGGATGCGTTTATGGTAATGGTGGTATCAAAGTTTGGCCCGTTTCATTGCTAGAAACAATGCAAACACACGAGAATAGTACTGTTGATGGTTCTATTGACTTTGACTTAAACAACTATCTACAACTCAACACTAGTGGTTCCGATTTGTTCATTACCTCTAGTCCACTACAAGCGTGGCGTGCAGGATTCCGTGAAGGTGTAAAACTTTCTATGGAAAACAAGAAAGTTGTTTCTAGTTTAGATCAAATTAACTGGCGCAATTTTGATAGACTATATCGCTGGATGCATGTGGGTATTGACATTACCAACGGATTGTGGGCGATATATGGAGCAAGATTGGGCTGCTATATGGCTATCAACAAAACATTTGATATCAATCATCTTAAAGATTTTGATTACCTCAATAACATGTTTACTAACAATATTTGGCCAGACGAGAATATCATTGAGCGTGAATCAAATAAACTAGGTGAACTATTGAATGACTCAAGAATTACGGATGTTTTTAGTGTCAGTGAAAGCATAAAATACAGAAATATCCCTAGCATCTTACGTAGTGAAGAAAACTTTATCAAGTACAAATATCATCCACCATACGATATTGTCTATATCAGCAATGGTGAGCCCAATAGCGAAAAGAACTATATGCTATTATCCGAACGATTTAAGAACGTAAAGCGTACAAGTAACATACTTGAAGCTGCTAGTGTTTGTATTAGCGACTATTTTTGGATTGTGGACAATGATGCCATCATCTTAGAAGATTTTGATTTTATCTATAATTTTGACTTTTTTGGCCCATTAACCAATAAGACGTTTCTAGCTAAAAACATCAAGACAAACGAAATCTCAACTACAGGGGCACTTAAACTATTACCAAGAATGACCGTTCTTCGTCAAGAAACAATAGAAGAAGAATCCGTGGTCATTGTAACTAACTATACAGAGAAGAAATAATGAATATCGACACAGAACATTTACATCATTGGATGTGTGCTATCCGCGAATCTAACAACCCAATGCGTACACTTGATGCATTCTGGCAAGGACAAATGAAGTCTAAAGAATGGTTAATTGATGAATTGAGCAAACACATCACCGGCCCTGTTACAATCGACATACATTGCGGATGGGTTGGGACATTAGCAAGTATGTTATTCCAGTCTGGATTAGACATTGGCTGCATCCAAAGTATTGACATTGATCCATTGTGCCAACATGTTGCAATTAACATGAATAAAATGGAACATTTTAGTGGAAAATTCCGTGCAATTGTTAAAGACATATGTGACTTTCACAGTTATGCTGACATAATTATCAATACCAGCTGCGAACATATTTCACAGGAAGAATACGACACCTGGCTTAGCAACTTGCCAATTGAACGATTGATTGTATTACAGTCAACTAATTATCCAATAGATGAGCATAGACGAAATGCCAACAGTTTGAACGAATTTGTAGAACAGTCTAAGATAAAGAACATATTGTTCAAGGGTGAGTTAGAATTGATAAAATACAATCGTTACATGATTATAGGCACCACGTAAGTATCTACATACTATTAAGGCTAAAAAACGGCGGTTTTCTAAAATCGCCGTTTTTCCATAGAAAAAACATTGTTCTAGGCGCCTAGAACGTAATGTTTTTAGAAGTTTTAATATTTTAACTGTTTCCACTCATCTATAGATATGTTAGGAATATCTAATTTATCTCTAACATTTTTGGGATCGTACCATAAGCAGAATTGGTAGCTGTCTTTACAAGCAGGATTGTATGTTTGGTACAACCTATCATCGTATACCCAGTTATACCCCGAATACTTCCTTGCCCAACGTACACTCAATATAAACTTTTTGTATGTGGTTTCAATATTGTCATATTGAATTCCTCGACTGATAAACAACACATCTTTATTCCATTTGTTATAGTTGTCGCAGTCAAATTTGATAGCATTTCCGGTTGTTGTGCAGTTAATGTCCCTGTATGCAGGAAGTGTATATAGTCTATTACAGACTCTAGAAACGTTATTAGGCCATCTACCGTTATTGTATATTCCGTGAAAGCTAATGGGCGTGTTGTCACGTAATTGAATAATCATGTGCTCATAGTCTGATACTTTGATATTTTGATAATTTCTCCACAGATTGTGTGATTTGTCTGTTTGAGCTTGCAAGTAAATATCTTGCCAATATAGGCTATGCTCATCAACAAAGACAAAATTGTTTACCATGATGCTACATTTAATACCAAATGTATTCTATCTTCCCAACCACCGTTATAGACGAAATGAGGTCTTGTGACATCTACTTTATAAAATGTACTGTCATTGGGAATATGATAGCACTTTGCTGTTACTTCACCCTCAGTTGCTTCCCCAAAAAAAGCATAGGGATTGGTATCAAAAACAAAATGATAACGATATTCCATGTCATGGTGTACGCTTAGTCCAGTCTTGCTTTTTAATCGCATATAACGTATACGACCAAACTTTAAGTCCTCATGTGTTTCTAGTTGGGTTATTATCTGTTTAGTGTATTCAGGTACTACATCAACATATTCTGTAAACTCTGATTCTTTGCCAGTGAATACTTGATTTGTTTTGTCGTAAAGACTACCTGTGCTATCTAATATTGGATATTTTGCGCCAACACGATGTTTGATTCCCAATTGATTTCCTGAATAGTATTTACCATCAATTGTTTGATTTTCATTCCAGCCACCGACACTATTCAAATAGTCAATCAAGTCTTGACGCATTTTATCATAATCAGCAGTGAAACTAGTCTTGGTAATAAACTTCATTAGAATAACATTACATAGTTTTTGATACGATTAATTGCATCGTTGAATACTTCTCCGCGGACTACAGGAACTAATACCTTAGGTTGTTCTTTTTCTATGGGTACTGCTAAGATGTTAGTGACACCGCTTAGTCCAAATGGGTTTTCATCTGTTTTAAAGAAAGGTTCATGTTCAGGTTTGTTCCTACATCCTACCCAATATTGAATATAGTCTTTACTATCTAAAAAGTCAAAACAATCAAACCATTCATCTTTATTAGCTTCATAAAAAATGACAGGACGTTGTTTATCAATTGTCTTTTTAGAACCCTTCATTACTTCTAATTCATGTCCCTCAACGTCAATTTTCATCAAACTGATATTGTCAATTTTAAAGTCATCTAACTTCTGTACAGAGACTTCAATGCCACTATCGCTTTTATGAATATCCCCATAATTGCTTGTTTTACTAACATCAAAGTCAGTCATTGTGAACTTACCTTTTTTACTACCTAATGCTGTATTGTGTAAGGTGACAGGTAAGTTTTGACAATTATATGCTGCGACTGCAAAATGTTTAGGATGCGGTTCAAAACCAATTACTTTACATCCTACACGTGTTGCCATTCCCACAGCATGATATCCAATGTTGGTTCCGATATCTAGATATGTAGAATCTTTATTAACATATGTAGCCATGATATCAATCTCAGTATCACAATATTCACCGAATACTCTGATAGCCAAACTGATAATATTGTCGTTTTTATAAACGGCAATAGTTCCTACTTTACTGTTAACCCCGATTAAATCAGGTTTAATCTGTTCAAATAATTCTTGTACGTCTGTTAGTTCCATACAGTAATTATCTTAATTTACTAGCATTGAAAAATTATTGAGTGCAAGTACGGGTAACAGTCACAGTACCGTCAGGGTTACGAATTTCAGTCCATGGGCTACAGTTTTGTGTTTGCACAACTTGCGGTTGTTGAATAACAACCGGTGGTTGCTGAGTAATAACTACAGGTGCTACAGGACGTGCTAGTTCATAGCCGATTGCGCCACCGATAACTACAGGAGCTACCCAGCCCCAACCACCACCGTGACGTTCCCAATGTCCATGTTGGGCAAACGCTGAAACACTAATTAATAGTGTAGTACCAATTAAAATCTTTTTAAAACTCATTGTTATCTCCTACGGGCTTCCAACCCAAATTAAACAAATCTTCAAGTATCTCACTACTTATAACGCCTTCATTGACAAACCGTTTACTTGTTAGGTAACTTTCTTGGTTTTCTTTTGACATTTGGGCAAATTCTTCATCAGTTATATCGGTAGACGAGGTAATTCCACTACAGTACCAATCCATGTAATCGCCCTCGCCACACATGTTAGCAAGTATGCCACCAGCATACCGCCAACTGCAACTCCAGCGTTTATCCTGTAGTATAGGCCACACATCATTCTTTTGATAGTCGTTGTTACACAATGCGGCATATAGATGTTGGGCATAAACTATATCAGTTCTGACTTTATTTACCATATATTCATTGGTACGCAAGTCATATTCTAAATTGTCTTTACGCCACTCTGGGTCATTTTCTAAATCTAATTTACGCTGTTCTTCAAAATCTATATTTTCTAACATAACCTTTGCAGCTTCATTGTTTGGATCTACCAACAACTTTTCCTTATACCTTTTCCTGTGGATAAGATTGCGTTGGGGTGACCGTGTTATATTTATGCGTTTGCTTATGTCCATGTTTATGCGATTTTCTATAGAATATGTGATTTCCTATTTTCTTCACAACTTCATGCGGCCATTCGGGTGTTATGCTTGTGTTGTGAAAATATAATACACTACGTGGAATTATATCCTTATATGCATCATATGCTAACACATCATATGCCACTTGTAAACTTTTTTGGTAACGTGGGTCACGTTTGTTTGGGTTACCCTTACCCTCACAAACCCAACTAAATTGACAAACTTTTATCCAAAATGGTTCTTCTGTATCAGTATTGATTTGTTTTACTTGTGTCATTTGGTATACAACTTTACATGGTGTTGACCCAAATCCTCCGTTGTTAATACGGTTTAATACTACACGAGCGACGGCAGCTTTGCCCTCAGTTATTTCTGAGCCTGCTTCATAGTAGATGTTGTCCGCTAAACAACTTAATTGTTTTTGATCCACAACTTTAGCCACCTTGACAGGCTCTTTTGGGATCGGTTGTTGCATTTTGTTATACACATTCGCCAGATATGTACCTGTTACAATTATAGGCAACAACAGAAACATTTTAATAATGTTTATGTATGTCATAATTGACTCCTTTAGATTGTAATGATTAACTAATCATTATGATTGAATCCAGCAATCACAGTTACATGTAATAATCTGTTGAACTGCTTGTGCTGGAGTAATGACCGCTTTAGTATTTGATGGAGTGTTGAAAATACTTAGATTTGGCGGTATAAGATTGACCTGGGAACTTCCTGCAAGACTGCCCGGGACAATTGCGGCCCCTGTAACGATTGGTACCCCTAAAGTACTCATTGTGCCTGTTACAGGTGGCAAAACTAGTGGATCATTATTGACTCTGTTATCAAGTGATGCCCCAGTTAACCCTAATTTCAATACGTTTCTTGCCTCACGCATTGATGCAATTAAACTACTTCCTCCTAATGTGTTAGTGTTTGCAATACTTTCAAGGACTACAGCGGGTCCGTTTGTGCTTGTGTCTTGAGCATATTGCCCAATAGTATTCATAAAGTTGATAATATCACTGGTGGTTCCACGCAAATTAGTCGTGTCACCTAAAATCTCTTGTCTAGCAACTTGTTCAGTTAATAACAGTGTGCCAAACTGGTTATATAAATCATTTAATTGATTAGCAACAGTTTGATTGTTTGCTAATATATTTGCAATTTCAGTATTTGCTTCACCGATCAATGTAGTCAATGCTGCATTGTATGGAGTAGCATGAGTGTTAATTAAATTAAAGATATTTTGATAAATCAATGATAGTGCAGGACTTTGTAATTGATTCATCCAATCATATAACTGTGGGAAATTATAGCGCAAATCTGTCATTGCACCAAAGAAGTCTGTCATATTATAAGTGCCGTCACTGTTTGATCCATTTGCAATCATAGACAGTGCATTAGTGGCACTAGTAATATCTGTAGGGACGTTGGTTCCACCTACTAACGGTAAGTCTGCAACTGGTTCTAAATTAGTAACCACTTGACTAAATTTCTCAATATCCATAGTTTGAATATTTTTAATCTGCAACATACTCATTCTGAATGCTGCACAACTATATGCCAAATCTCTTGGTAAATAGCTGCTCATGTCAATACCTAAATTAAAGTCAGCCACAAATGCAACTTCATTATCTTTGTATATCAGATAATAAGTTTTAGCATTAGTTGGGCCAGTCAATGTGGTATTGTAGATAGGATATGTCAGTGTTTGATAGCTATTTGGGAATAGCTTTTTAGGGTCTAGTAAGTCAGCAAGACTAGATAATCCCTGTGTTTGACAGTTTAATGGTATTAATATATCTTGTAAATCTTTTCCAATGATAAGATTAAAAGCAGCATATATCAATCGTTGCTGGTCATCTGTGGCAGATTGTCCATTAGTAATGGCAACTATATCGCTTGATGAGATATTTGTGCTTATCAATGCTAAATTCAGTGCATCAGTGACACAACGTTTACTAACCAATGTACGCAATAATACATCAGGGCGACCAAACTTATCAATGTTTGACAAATCAATACAAGTTCCATTACTTATTAAATCAGTTCCCCAAGCAAGAGTTGACAACGATACACCGGTGATATCACTGGTAATCAAATCATTCATATTACTATAGCTGCCTAATAGATAATTGCCTGCACTAGACAATGCACTTATCGTAGTATTTAAATGACCATGCAATGAATAGCATGTTGCGAATGACTGTAAAAAGTCTTTGTAAGACCCTGTATTTAAATAAAACTCTTGGTGTGCTTGTAATGCAATTAACCTAAAGAATCCATACTTAGCTAAATCACTACTAATTGTGGTTGTGTATGTTGAGGGTTTACACGCGCCTAATGCAGGAATAGACGTAGAACCGATAGATATCAAACTGTTATATACACTTTGAGAGATATTAGTTACCGAATCAGTACCAATTAACTCATATGCTAGTCTTGTAGCTTCAATTAATCTGTCTAAGCTATTAATGTTAACGATAACTCCACCGTTATAGTTGTCTACGCCGGTGCTAGTTCCTACATAATCCGTAATGTTAGGATTGATGTATAAACCTGAATCTGCGGCAAACTGACCGATACAGTTGACATTTAATGGACTTAAACTCATGTGACTAATATTGTTGTGGCACCTTGGATTATACTATGACCACAACTGTTCATTGATCCAACCATTGCAGGGGGCTGTCCCTCGCATAAAATAGTTACACTACCATTTGTTACAACTGAACTAATGTGAGGTGGATGAGTATATTGATCCCAAGGTCCATGTTCAGACAATGTTGATCCAACAAATCCTACAGGTTGAAATTCAGCTAAGATGGTTGAGGCGCCGCGCATGATGACTCCTCCCTCTTGATTCTGATCTCCTATACGACTAATTGGATTTGGCATATTATCCTACTAAAATTTTCTTATCTGGAATCTGAATTCCAGTTGTTGACTCAATGTATTTCATTTTTACACTGTCTTCTGTCAATGCAAAAATAGCAACACTATTAGTATTTAGCGTAATAGAACTGTCGGGATCGACGGTGAACAATGTAGGGATTAATTGCATACCCTTTTGACCTACGCCAATTGTCACAGGTGATTCAATTGTAAGATAATTATCTCGTTGTTCAATGAACTTACCCATCAATTCTTCACCACTGTTGAGTTTAAATGTGTATACTTGTCCTGATTCTAATGACATTAAATGCTTTCTGTTAGTTTTGTTTTGAGTTCAGTGAACCCACCGATCAGTTCACCATCTAAAAAGATTTGTGGAACTGAACGTGCTGTTGGGATTGCTTCTAGTAATTCTTCTTTAGTATAACCGTCACCGATTTTACGTTCTTCAAATTCAATACCCTTGCTTGTGAGCAATGCTTTCGCTTGGTCACAATATGGACAATGATATTTGCTCCAGATTACTGCTTTCATTGTTTTTCTCCTTATTTCTTTTCCGGTAATCTAATTACACATGGACTATCAATATGCACTGACATTTCATGTACAGTCTTACTCCATGCTAATAATTTGTCACTTAGCCAATCTAAGAATTTAACTCTTAAGCAACGTTCTTTTAATTCAATTTGTTTGAATTTTGCGTATACTTCTTTAGTGGTATCTACCGCTTGCTTGTATTCACGTTGTTTAGATTCTTTAACTAAGTAGTCTGTGGTTACTTTAGCTTGTTCTAAACGTTCTTGCTTTTCTTGTGGGGTTAAATCGCTAACCCAAGATAAATCTTTTGACATATTGTTTCCTTATAATACTGGTAATTCATCGAATTCAACTATATCACTCATAACGCCAATAACGTAGTTAGTTGATTCTGTTTCTTGTAAAGCACTTTGCTTCTTGTTGATATTCACATGTTTGTTGAACCATGGAATAGGACTGTGTTTTGGATAAGATTCGTTATATTTTATACCAATGTCTTTGAGCCTGTTGTATGCTGTAAAGTCAACAAAATCTTTGAGAATTTCGGCGTTGAGACCAATAACGACACCCCTTGAGAATAAGTATTCAGCCCATTGCTTTTCCTCATTAATGACGTCCATGTAGAGATTATATACCTCGTTGTGTGTAGTAGCCTGAATCTGTACAAAGTCACTATCGTCTTTGACGACATTGTTGATAAGCCAAGCTGTCCATTCTGTATGGAGTAGTTCATCTTGTAAAATCAATGAGATAATGTTCCCATTGCCTATGTAAATCTTGTTCTCTACCATTGCTAAACTTGTTGCGAATGAGACCATGAAGCGAAATGCCTCAAGCGCATATGACGCATGAAGTGCCATCCATATTGCTTTTTTATGCGATATAACATCAACATCCTCTCCGAGTTCTTTCTTGCAATTAAGCAAATGTAAGTCTTCATAATAACGACCAACATTCGCTGCCATATCCACAATTTCTCTGGTGTCGTGGATTTTGTTGAATTCTTCTTTGGGGACTCCGTAGATGTTCCTAATAATATGTGAATAGGATTTAGAATGGATATTTGTTTCAAAAAAGCTCCAATTACTTACTAATGCTTCAAGTTCAGGTAAACTAATTACTGGACTGAATACTTGATTAGGCGCACGACCTTGAATACTGTCTAATGCAGTTTGTCTTAACAAGTTACTTGTAAAGATATGTTTAACTGCATCACTAGATTCTTTGTGGTCAATCTTGTCTTTAGTTAAACTGATTTCTTCTGGCACCCAAAAGAATCCACGTGCTGTTTCTTCATACTTAGCAATGCGTGGGTATTTAACTTCTTCAAAGCGTTGTACTGTTACAGGACCTGCAGGGTCTAGAAACATTTTGCGTTGTAGATAGTTTGTTTGCTTACTTAAATTATATTGCTCTTTACTCAATTGAATTCTCCCAATTATCACCTTCATATTGGATGCACAATGCACCCTCGTTATCAATCTTTACAGCGATAATATCAGTCTGTGTTAATGCCATGATAACCATTATTTTTTCTTCTTCGTTCTCAATTACTAAATCATCGGTGATACCGTGACTTAGGAGAAGGCTTTTGATAGTGTCGTCTGCTGACACTGATTCAGTTACTAGATCGTCCATTATTCTGTCTTTAATAAAATCTTACCGTCGTCTTCAACGAGGTCTGTGATAAGTTTCAGTTCACCGTTTACTTCTACATAAACAGGAACTGTTCCTAATTTTGAAATTGACCCACTAGAACGCATAGCATACTTACGCCATGAATCCATTAACATATAACTAATATTGTATGCGTCTATCATATTTAACCTTAAAGTTTACATGCTTCACAGTCAAAATCTTCTAACTCAACTGAATCTTGTTTAACAAACGGGATAACATTATCTTGTTCATTCAATTGAGCCTTACTACCTACTTTATTGATTAAGCTATAGTATAGAGTTTTGATTCCCCATTTACATGCAAGCATAATGTTCTTGCTAATCAATGTACCTGGAACTTTGCCGCCTTCAAAATATGCAGGGTTATAGAATGTGTTAGTACTTAGTGATTGGTCAATATATACTGCCAATACTGCTGCTGTTTTAAGATAGTCTGCACAATCTTTTTGATCCCACATTAGTTGATAACGGTTCTTTAGTCGTTTGTACTCTGGTACAACCTGCACAAACGATCCAGCTTTAGATTCCTTAACACTAATCAATTCCATCGGCATTTCAATACCGTTGGTGGAGTTTAACACAACACTGCTGGACTCTACTGGTGCTACAGCCATTAGTGTAGCATTACGAATACCATACTTCAATAATTTTTGGCGCAAGCCTTCCCAATCTAATGTAGTGCTTGGAGTAAAGTCTGTTAATTCGTTAACACCCTCACTTCTACGTTCCCAAGGGAAAATACCTTGACCATAGAATGTTTGCTGACTTTTACCACATGCACCCTTTTCTTGTGCTAGTTCTACACTTGCTTCTGTTAGATAGTATGCTTGATGTTCCATCCAACGTTTTACTTCTGCTAATGCTTCTGGTGTTCCATACTTGAAACTGCGTTTTGCATGCCAGTAAGCTAAATTTGTAATACCTATACCAAGAGGCTCAAAGTCTAAGTTAGCCAACTTACTTTGTATTGAAAGGAAGTCTTGGTAGCTAAGGAGATTACTTAAACTTCTTACTAGTACCCTAGCACTCTTACGCATTTCTTGGGGCGTCTTAAACGCTCCCCAGTTCTGACTGCCCAATGTACAGAGGGCAATACGACCTGCCTCGTCTTCAATACGTTGGAATGGCTTTGTGGGTAATAGTATCTCTTGACATAGATTACTCTGGTAAATAGGGTCTAGTTTTGTATCAAAAGGCCCTTGTTTAATTACGTTGTCAATAAAGACCAAATAGATACGACCTGTATCTGTTCGTTCTTTGAGAATACCGTTTTTGAACACTTCAACTGCTGGCAACACTTTCTTTTTGATGCCACGTTTGTGTTCATACATTGTGTATAATTTTTCAAATTCTTCTGTATCACGATAGAATGCTTCATAAAGATCAGGTACTTCATGTGGGTCAAACAATGTGATGTTTTCTTGATTCTTGTAACGGTTAAAGAAAAACTTACTTGTGACTACTGAGTAGTCCATTTGACGTACACGAGTTTCTTCTGTACCTTGATTGTTCTTTAATACAATTAAGTCTTCAAACTGATAGTGCCAAATAGGGAATGTAACTGTACAACTAGCATTACGTACACCACCTTGACTGCAACTACGCAAGTCACCAAACCATTTCTTTAAGAAAGGAATCATGCCGGTGTGTTTGATTTCACCATTACGAATAGGTGCACCTAGTGGGCGAATGCGTCCTAGTTCTAAGCCAATGCCAGCACGTTTACTTGCATACTTGGCCATCATTTCACCAGCAGCAAAGATACTGTCTAGTGTGTCATCGGACGATATAAGTACACAACTACTAAATTGTTTAGTAGTTGTACCAAGACCAGCAAGAACGGGGGTAGCCAATGTGAAATGCCCTTCACTAGCGCATTCATAATATTCTTTAACATATTTTAGTCTCTTATCTTTTGGTTCATTATGGAATGCAGTGGCGGCTGCGATTGCATAACGTACTTGAGGTGTCTCAAAGATTTGACCAGTAGCACGGTTCTGAACTAAGTACTTTTCTGCAAGTTGTGCGATAGCCGCGTAGGTATAATTTTCGTCCTTGCTATGGTCAATGAATAAGTCAATTATATCCCACTCATCTTCTGTATACCATTGTAATAGTTCTGGGGTATACATACCCAAGTCAGTGTTCTTCTTTACAATCTCGTATAGTCTTGGTGGTGAATATGTACCATATACTTCTTTACGTAGCATTGATACCTTTTGGCGTCCTGCTACATATTGATAATTGACGTTGTTAATATCTGGGTTTTCTGTTTCATCAATCAAGTCAACCATTGCTTTAAGCAATAGTTCGTCAATTGTTTCGGTTGTCATGCCATCATGTAACTCAATTTGTGCTTTGATTTCTATCATACTAGGAGATACATTTTCTATCCCCTTGCATCCGTAACTAACTTGTCTTTGTATCTTTGAAATATCTAGAGGGACACTAGTCCCATCACGTTTAATTACGTTGATGTTATTCATTATCTTTTACCTTAAATTTTTGTTTTTATTTTGTCTAAACTGACCGTGCGCTTGATGTTAAAATCGTGTGATGATATACTTAGTACCATGTTTGGGTAGTAATTCATCACATATTTTGCGTTATCAACTAGGACTATGACCACATCATCGCCCAAACTGTTAGTTGCTTCTGCTATTTCAACACATTCTACACCTAGTAATAACAAAGTATAACACATTCCTAGTGCTCTTGCAACCTCACAATAGGAGTTTTCTACCAAAAGTTCCCAAGGATCGGGCCAACTTTCACTGTCAAGTAGGTGTAAATGGTGCGTGACTAATGGGGCATGTTGCCACCATTTATCTATCTCTACGCACATGTTTTCTAAATCAGAGTTTTCTAATTGTACTCTTAGTTCATACCAGCTACTGAGTCTGGCTTCATAGTTGAGTTGAAATACATTCATCACTAGTACTTATCAGTAGTTAAAGTGTTGGTATATTATTGAGTTGTCATTGCACCAGGTGTCGTAAAGTTACTAGTATATCTTGCGATACCCATAGTGATTCTAATTTCATCCATATATCCGTTAAACGAACGTGCGCCACCTGTGAAATAAGGATAATATCCAATATACATACCACCTGTTTGTGTCGTTATACTTACACTACTTGAAGTTGTTTGAACACTATTACCATTTAAATATAATGTCCATGTTGATCCATTTCGTACTATTGCTACATGATTCCAAGCATTAATGTTTGGAACTACACCACTTGTATTCAATGCAACACTCCAGGTGTTTGATGCGGCAGAGGCTGCAAACGCAATAGTATTATTAGTTTCAATATATAATGCCCATCCGTTTTTGTCTGCTGAACCATTAGTGTAATGTATCAAAGGTTGGTAACCAGCACTAACTGTTAAGAAGTAAACCCAAAGTTCAACAGTAAAATTACCTGCGTTAAAATCACCCACTGATTGGTCAGAGAGTTTTAGTGCTTGAGGACTAGTACCGGAGAAATAAATACTACCTGTACTATTATTTTTAATGTTAGGAACAACTTGCGGATATACGTTTGTACCTGTACCATTAACAGGTATCAAATCTGTTTTAGTACTTGAATCAATTACTCCTGCACTTGATCCAGTTAATAATACAGCGGCACCTGTTGTTGCATTTGTTAACGGTGCCGCTGATGGATAGAACCCATTACTATATAATGCATTACCCACGGTTACACGAACATCTGTTAAGTATCCATTAAAACCAGTATCAGTACTAATACCACTAAATCCAACTACTCTGAATGGTAAAGTGCCGCCGTCCATGCTTACTGAAAAACTTGTGGTCGTGCCTGCAAGCACACCATTGACAAAGCTAGTAAGTGTTGTACCATTTCTTACAAAAGCAACATGTGCCCAAGTATATAATGGGATATTTATTGAACTAACTGCAATGAATGCACTAGAACTGTAATTGTATACTGACATTCCTATAAAATAATTGCTACCTGATTGGTTATAACTTGGTGCAATAACCCAACCATTTGTAGTGAAAGTGCCTAAAGGAACTGTATTACCCATCATACGTGTAGTTGTAGTAGAACTTAAATTATACATCCAGAATTCAATAGTAAAGTTACCTGTACCAAAAGTAATTGCAGTGGTTGAGTTAACATTATAGTATGAAGCACCGTCAAAAAACATACTGCCACTAGCAATTGCCACAGAATAAGGAACACCGGCTGTTGACGATAAAGAGACAAATGGATTATAAGTTCTTATTTTAGGTGCACCTGCCGTTGTAATTGCAAGACCACTAGTACTATTGTCAATGAAAGATGGTGATTGACAAGTCAACACAGCAGTGCCTGATACTGCCGTCAATGGTGTTGTGCTTGGGGTGAAATATGTTGTGCCCGTAGTTGTACCTGTGTATAGAGCAGAGTTTTTAACATATCTTGTATTGGATAGATACCCGCTGTAGTTTACACTGACATCAGGACGTCTGCCTATTAAAACTATTGCTGCGGTACTGATCCAGCCCGAATACGTTGCCTGATTGTCTAGTACGCCGTTAATGAATAGCTGAATATTGTTTGATCCTGACCCATTCCTAACTAATGCGATATGAGTCCATTTGCCTATAGGAACTGTTATAGAACCTTGTAATTTGTTGCCAGTGTTTTGGTCATCTATGTATATAGTACCATTCGGCAGTAGGCTAGGTGCTAGATAACCAGGACTCTGTGGTGCCCATAATTTTGCATCATAGCTACCTGGATATGCTATTACAAAAGCCCAGGTTTCCCAAGTCCAAGTAGTTGGAGTTTGATCCGGTGCAGAAGACGATGCGATTGTCAAATAGTCAGTACTACCGTTAAAGTAAGTACTATATGATAGCGGTGCCACAGTGTGGCTTCCAAATGGATTGTAGGCTTTTATTCTAGGTGTGCCTGCAGCAGTAATTGCATAACTAGTAGTACTATTGTCAATAAATCTATTATCTTGACATGTTAACAATGTAGTTCCTGCAATAAAAGTTAATGGTGTTGTTGACGGGGCAAATGTTGATGAATATAGTGCGGTACCGGTCACAATACGAACGTTGCTGATATATCCATTCCAATAACTGGTTGCGCTTGCACCAATACCCGAACCATAATAACCAATTGTGACTGCATATCCACTACCTGTTGTTGTTCCGCTATTTGTGCCACTAGCTATAGAAACTCCGTTAATCCACACGGTGAAAGTAGTACCACTTCTTGTTACTGCAATATGTGTCCAAGTATAGTTTGGAACTGAGCCGCCACTTAACCAAGTAAGAGATTCACTGAAGGGCTGCCAATCAAAATAAAGAACGTTACTTGCAACATATATCAGCCACTGGTCCCCTGCTCCAGCTCCGCCTTGAGTCCACATTCCTATAATAGCTGACAAGGTGGCTGATGTTGTGTAGGGGAATACCCATACTTCAATCGTAAAATTAACGCCGGTTGTGGCAAAGTTCATTGTGTTAGTATTGGATACAGACAAGTAGTCTGTGGTACCATTGAACAATGTACTCCATCCATTTTCACTATAAGGACTAAAACTTCCAGTTAACGCTCTACCACTCCTTCCAATAGGAAAGTTATATGGTCCACTATCTAATGCACTTGTATTTGTACTTGCACCATTATACTGTAATGTTAATAATTGTGAATAAGGTGTTTGTGTATTAGGGCTAGTAGGTGGAATAAACACCGTAGTTGGTACAGTTGTTGCACTTGTGTTATATGCTGTGGGTATATTATTTACTACCACGTGTAAATCAGATATATAACCATAAAATGCGACGGTACCTACAGTTCCATATCCAATTAAATAACTACTATTGTTTGGTGTAAATGTTCTAGAACCATATCCTTGCAACACTCCATTAATAAAAGTTCTCCAGTTGTTACTACCATCTCTAGTTACTACTACATGATTCCATGCGAGTGGTGTACATGTACCTGTACTATTGCTTATACCAGCGGTACCATATTGCCCAGGCTGTATAGTTCCGTTGAGGCTTACCATTAAAATAGCCAAGTTACCTGAGCCAGCTGTAAATAAACTTTGGTTATTGACTGTAATATTGGTTGGATAAATCCACATTTCGACTGATAACTGTTGGGAACCAAAATTTAATGCGCTAATCGTACCTGATATGTAAGTACTTGAACTACCAGTAAAATATCCACTACCATAAGTTGAATATGTTGACGGTACAGTAAATGGTACATTTTGTGCAATTGCAGGAGAACCGGTTAGTGTGATTGCAAATGCATTACTTGATGTATCAATAAATCTATTACTATTAGCAGTGAAGACACTGATTGTACCAGTACCAACTGATGTTGTTAACGGAGTTGCACTTGGTGTAAAGTTTGATGTATATAAACCAACACCTTTCGTAATACGAACATTACTTAAGTAACCGTTATATTGAAAGCTAACTGTACTAGCAGTATCGTAACCGATAATTAATGTAGTTGCACCTGACACAGGTACTGAAATTGCAGTTGGACCTGCAGAAAGTACACCGTTAACATAAATTGACATGTTACCTGAATTAACGCTCCACGCGACATGATTCCAAGTGTTAAGCGAATAGATATTAGTGGCTGTAGCTAATCCAGAGCCAGGATAAGCTGGACCTGAGTTAATCTGATTTGTAGGACCAAATCCATAACCCCATGCAGGGCTACTACCGTTAACACCAAACATAAACAGTCGGGTAGCATTACCTGAAGCAGGCTGAGTTAATGAATAGAACCAACATTCAATAGTCCAAGAGCCACCTGAAAAATCAAACTGTGAAGATGAAGGGAATGTTAATTTATCACCAGTATTAAAGTAGATACTGTAATATCCACCCATATATGGATTAAAAATATCATTTCTTGCATCAGCAGTTGCAAGTTGTAATGCATTGTTTAGCCCAGCATCACTGATAAAGGGTGTAGTACTTGGGCTGTTTACCCCACTAAGTGGATTAGGAGCAAGTACACTATTCCAGTTAGCCTTAACTAACAAAGACACATAGCTGAAATAAGTTTCTTTTAAATATGCAAAAACTGTATATCCAATAAAACCTAATGCTTTGCTTGCTGCTGATGCGATACTTGCAATCATTGGCATGATTAGTACCCCTTAAGCAAATTGAACACGTGCTGCAAGAACCGTGTATGTTGATGTTGCTGTTTTAATAACACTGAATGTATAACTATCAATTGAGTTTGCGTTTCCGTAACTAGGAGCAGTACCACCTTGCCATTTAGTTAATGCAGGGGCTGCACCATCTACTTGAATACCTGAAACATAATACCCAGTTGAACCGTTAGTAAACATTAACGCTACAGTGACACTTTGTCCCACACTTAGTAAGTTATTTAATGCATTAAAATCACCACCACGAATATTAACAATAATGTTACCTGTACTACTAGCAGTAACATAGAATACAGTTTGTGATGTTACGTTATAGTTAAATACTCCGAACAATGCAGTAGATGACAAGTTGACTGTTTCAGCAATATTAGTCAATGACAATGACATTGCTGAAGTTGTTCCTGGCATTGTTGTTGTGCCAACAACGTTTAAGTTTTGTAAGTTGAATACGTTTGCAGTTGGTGCAATTGCTTTTTCAATCCATGCTGGTGTTGCACCAGCAAGAGTCATAAACTGATAAGTTCTATTAGTTGCGGTATTCACCCATTCATCACCTGCGTTAGGGTTTGAAGGTTGAATGGGTGACTGATAAAACTTTTGCGTATTCTTAAATGACATTGTTTCCTCTTACGCTTGAGCTTCTGTCCAAGATAAACGAACTGAAATGTTACTTGCTGATGAACCAATGTTCTGTGCCAAAATAGTAATAACGTCAGGACCGTCTGGGTAAATGTTAACGTTACCTGCAGAGTTACCACCTGACAAAATACTTGTACCCATATCACGAACTAATGACAAGTCAACTGTAGATGTTGTATAGTTTGTTGAACCACCTGACGTGTTAACGAAGAAACCATAAACAGCTTCACCACCGGCAACCGTAGTTGTAGTTGAGTGATAGTCAATATATTGCGCCAAGCTAGAACCACCTACGCTAGTCCATGCTGTGTTTGTACTAGGTGTTCCATTTAAGATCAATGAGATATAGAATGGACCATTAGCATAAACGTCCATCTGACGTAGAACCAACTGCATGCGGTTGACTAATTCACGAGTACCTAACGTACTTGCTCCAATACCACCGCTTACGCTTGGTGAGATACGAATTGCTGCAACCGCATACGTTGTGCTAGTACCAACTGCAAGAGCACTTGTAATAGCTTTCGTGAAAACGTAGGCTTTATCATCGTCAAAACGTCCGTCCATGATAACACTAGTACCCCAGTGACTGATTGTACTTGCAAAGTTAGGAGCATGTAGTTCGACTGAAACAGGTGATGTACTTGAATATGTGAATGCAGTACCTGTGTTTGCTAATGGAGCAAATACACAACTAACACTTGAACCGCTTGCGTATGGAGCAGGACTTACTGTTACACTTGTGTTTGAAACAAATGAAACTACTGTTGTGTTTGGTTGTAAACCTGTACCAATAACTTGCTGACCAACTTGAACACCAGTTGTACTTGCAAAAGTAATAGTTGGGTTACCTGCAGTAATTGTAGTTGCACTTAAACCAGTGTTACCTGCTTGACCACGAGTTAAACCAGTAAATGATGTTGATGTTAAACCAGTATAGTTAACATATTCATATGCACTTGCACCGCGAATCAATAAGATACCTGCACTTGGGAAACCAGTTGTACTTGCAACGTTAACAGTTGAGTCACCTGAATTAACAGTTGATGTGATTAGTGTATAAGGTGAGAATGTGTTTGTTTCATAACGTGCTGGTAAGTTACCAGAACGCATATATGCTCTATCGTTAACGTTGTTGTTTGCTAGTTTATGACCATAGAAGATTGAACCGTCAATTGTTCTAAAGCCCCAACGTATTGCACCAGCGCCATACCATGTATAGTCTAAGTAGAACATTTGCATTTTAGTCAAGTCCATATTAAAGCCTGAAGGTCCTGTACCGTCAAACTTATCAATGATCCAACTACTTTGTGCTGTTTTTGTATCAACTGTTTTTGTAATTAATACTTGAGCGCCAGTAACACCTCTGTATGAAGGTGAAATTGTCATTGATGTATCACTACTAATAGTAACAACACGATAACTCATACCCTTGATAACAATAAAATCGTTAGGGCTTAGTTGTTTACTGAATGTAGTTGTTACACCGTTCAATGTAACACCAGATACTGTTGAGCTACCGTTTGTTACACTTGCGAAACCATCTAATTGATATGTACTACTTCTACGTACTGCCCATAATGTTTGACCATCAAACTCAAAGAAAATACCGTTTTGTTGGTCAAACATACCAACACGAGTTGATGCACCATACCAGCTATTTGCACTAACAATTGGTAAACCACTTGCTGGTGTTGCACTTGGTGCTGTTAGTGCGGTATATGTAAATTGATATGCGTTTAATACTGATGTTACAACGAATGTACCGTTATATGCTGTTTCGTTACACCCTGTAACTTGTATACTAATACCAACGTTGACGTTGTGTTGTAATTTTGATGTTACTGTAACTGTAGTACCTGAACTAGAAATTTGATCTAGTAACAAACTTGGTTTCAAAATAGTACCAGTACTCATTTGAATACCTTTACCAGATTGATAACGGAAGTAACGACGGGTCTGACGAATCAATTGTTGATTGTGACTTGCAGCATTGGTACTAAAGAAAACACCACCGTCATATGGTCTATGTATTGCGTTACCCTGTGGGCGTACATAAAGAATACCACCTGTAACTGTTAAACCACTTGCAGTCGATGTTGAATAGAATGTGAATGCTGTTGGGCTAGTGACTGTTGCAACGATCCAACTACCGTTTGGTGGGTTAGTACCAGTAATACCAGTAACTGCAATCTCATTACCTACAACTAATCCGTGTGGTACACTTGTTACAACTGCAATAGCGTTACCTGTACCAGGAGTAAATGTTGCACTACCTGTTGCACCAATGCTTGCGTTACTATATACTGAACCTTGGAACACTGCACTTGGTGTTGCACTGTTATAGATAGAACCAGTTGTACCAGTAAAGATGTTACGACCTGTATATGTGATTGCTGAACTGTTGCTTGAATCTGCTTGGAACAATCCTTCAGCACCGTTAAACAATGTATCTTGTACATAGATTGGAACACCGGCACCTGGGTTAGCTGTTGTTGAAATAGTATATGTTCTTGAACCGTTAACAGCTTGAATATCAGTAATTATTAATGGGTTGAAAACTGAATAATAACCATAAGGACGATTGTTAATCATCGCCAATGATTCCCACTTAGTAGCCTGAGTAGAATACTCAAAGTCAGTATCAATTAACGCCTGTGGTGTACTAGTACGCAATTTACCAACTGGGTCTGTAAATTCTTCACTTGGTTTGAATGTTTCGTTAATTTCTTCAACAAGAATACTAATCTTGTCCGTACTTGCTTGACTTGCAGTGTTATAAGTAAACACAATTGTTGTTTGTGGAACGTTGTTTACTATTGTGTTTGTATAGCTTGTTGCAACTAATGTTGGGTCGCTGAAGTTAAACAACACTGTGTTACGTGTAACGTTGGTAATCAATAACAACTGTTCTTGACGAATCCATTTGTTGTTAATCACTAACGTCTTTGTAGACGGTGTGAATGTATAGTTTTCTTGTATTACGTGCTTTGCCATTATTTAATCTCCGAGTGCGACTGTATTCGCTGAATATGGGTATTTTCTAACCTGTTGTGTTCTACTAGTGTTTACTAAAGTGACTACTGCAACATCTCCTGAATCAGGTGCGTTATATATAATCAAATTACCACTACTAACTCTGTATCCTCTGCTGGAATCAAATTCAGCGTACCAAGGAAATTTTTGTTCTTTTACATAAGGAACTAATAACTGCCCGTTAATTACAACTTGAATATCTTTTGAATCCACTATAGTATTTATGCTGCCTGTGTTCACCGTCAAGGGAAATACGGTAGTTGCGCCGTCAAAATAATTGCTAATATCATCTAGTAGATAGGGAGGTTCAATACCACCTGCATAAAGTGAGGATATTGAGACATTGTTTGCTACAAAGTCTGTTCCTGATGATTTGACGACGGTTAATGCCATTTTTGAGCCTTATTGTATATTTATGCGTTGAATGAACCAGAACTGTTGAATGTATGAATCCATGTAGTTGATGCCCCTGAACCAGTTGAAGTTACTGTTCCACCGGAGCCTAATTGTGTAGCATTTACATAAGAAATAATGACAACACCCGATCCGCCGTTACCTGCTGCGGCACTAGCTGCACCTGCACCGCCGCCACCACCTGTGTTTTGTGTTGCATTGCCACCAGGTGAACCTGAACCGATACCGGCACCAACGCCACCACCTCCATTTCCTGCGGCTCCGCCTGCAGGTCCATATCCAGCAGCGCCACCGCCTCCAGCAAGATAATATGTAGTTGAAACTAATTGACCTGAAGTTGAGCCGGTAATTGGATTAGCAATACCAACACCGCCTGCACCGTTGACGCTACCTGTACCATTACCACCAGCGCCACCAGCTCCTCCTCCACCACCGCCTTGAGAATTCCATACACCGTTCTGATATCCTGAACCTCCATTATTTCCCTGACCACTGGTTCCTAAACCATAATTTCCATATGTAGTTCCGTTGGAACCACCGGCTATCCCAGCACCACCGCCACCAGAGCCACCGGGTTGTCCATTAGTGTTAGGTGATGAAGTACCATTAGCTGTGGATCCACCGCCGCCGCCACCTACCGCAGTAACTGGTGTTGAAAATGAAACAGCACTATTTGATCCATTGTTTCCAGTTAATGTTGCTGTGGATGTCCCACCTGCACCAACTGTAACTGTATATGAGTTTTGCTGTGTAACTATTATCGTTCCTGTTAAATATCCACCTGCGCCGCCACCGCCTGCTCCTGAATATCCACCGTTTGTTGTACCAGACCCTCCGCCAGCAACAATTACATAAGTTACATAGTATGATTGAGTCAAATATCTAATCATTACTATACCAGAACCACCTGTAGCTCCGCTTATTGGTCCTCCGCCCGCGCCACCGCCACCTGTGTTTGGAGTGCCGGTGGTAATAGCAGAGTTTGAAGTTGACCAACTTCCTCCACCACCTAAACCACCTGCACCACCTGTAGCAGGACCAGTAACGCCACCGCCACCTCCACCCGCATAATATGCAGGTCCATTAAAATTTGAAATTAAATAACCATTACCACCTGCGCCGCCTGAACTAGCTGCTGTACCTGCTGCAGCGGCGCCGCCTCCACCTCCACCTTGACCATAAGTACTACTATCACCGTTACCATTACCACCGTTATTACCTTGTCCACTAGTACCACTACCACCTGTATTAGCTCCGTTACTACTGACACTATTTGAGCCTCCACCGCCACTACCACCAGTCTTAGCAGCGCCACCATAATCTCTGTTTGCACCACCAGAACCGCCAACTGCGGTATAGCCTAATGCTGAACTATTACTTCCAGAAGCACCTGGACCTCCACCTGAACTTGAGTTTACGCCGCCGCTAGCTGCGCCAGCACCAACAGTTATTGTATATGTTGTCAATGGTGTTAATGCAACACCACTACCGTTTGCTGTTTTACTACCATCATTTGAACCATACAATAATAAACCACCGGCTCCACCTCCACCTCCGCCGTTTTGTCCGCCACCACCTCCACCTGCAACAATTAAAACCTCAGCGGTCAAACCTGCTAATGGAGTAAATGTTCCACTTGATGTAAAAACATGATAGGTGTATAAACCGTTTGTACCGATAATACCGGCAGAACTAGTTGCTTTGTTGCTACCAGACCCTATCATTCTAATTCCAAGAATAAATGACGTTGAATTACCCGCAGTATCTACTATTTTAATTAATGGATAGAAGTATGAATCATATTTAATTGGTGTGTAGGTACCTGAGATTAATCCGCCTGTACTTATTGATAACCCTGAAGGAAGTGATCCTGAAACTAGGGAATATGTTAAAGAATATCCACCTGGACTTGTCGCAGTTAATTGATAACTAGGTGTAGTTGAAACTGGAATTTCAATATAGGTTTGGTTAGTTATCGGAGGACGAGAATCATTATATTGAGTGATAGGGTATCTAATAATCACAACTCCGGAACCGCCAATATATGGACCACCATTGCCCCCACCACCGCCGCCTCCGCCGGTATTAGTTACTCCAGGACCATATGTGTTGGTGCCACCGGTACTGCTATATATACCAGAAGAACTTCCGCCACCTCCAACCGTAGATGCACCTCCGCCACCTCCACCCGACCCGCCGGCTCCTCCTCCTCCTCCATATCCATTAACGCCGCCTCCGCCGCCGCCTCCTGCATAATATGAAGCTAACCCACTAATAGCGTAGCTAAGACCATTACCTCCTGCAGGAGTATATACACCACTGTCAGGTGTACCAACAGAACCTGCACCGCCACCACCACCACCGCCAGCACCTAAACCTACACCACCGCCATTACCACCGTTATTACCTTGACCAGTAGTACCGCCGCTACCTGGTGACCATGCACCTGCTCCGCCGCCCCCGCCTGATCCACCGGTAATAGCATTTGAGTTCCCATCACGACTAGCGCCGCCTGCTCCGCCAAGTGCAACAAAATTTATTGAACCACCCACAACTGAACTATTTCCACCACTACCCGCGACCGCTGCACTACCGATAGAACCGCCCGCTCCTACTGTAATAGTATACGTTCCAGCAGATAGTGATTGTGCTGAGCCGTTTGCTGTTTTTGGAGTTTCAGATCCGTAATAAAGAAGACCACCAGCACCACCGCCTCCGCCTTGACTGGCGCCTCCGCCGCCACCGGCAACTATTAAAATTTCTACATTAGTAAGTGCCGCTCCTAGTACAAATGATGAACTAGAATTAAAGACATGACACTGATAGTTTGTACCAGAAGAAGTAGTATATGTGTATATAGTACCACCTGTGGCAGGAATTACGTTAGTAACCGTAATGGGAGGAGATTTAGTGTGAACAATCTGTGAAATGATAGAACCAAGTCTGCTCATAAATTATCCGTAGGTACCGAGTTGTCCTATAACTGTCCAAGTACTACTCATATAAATTAATGAGAACGTAACTAATTCAACTCTACTTGCTGTGGGGGTAGGGGCTAATGCATTAGCCCATTTAATAGTTTGTGGTGTTCCGTTAATTTGTACCGCGTTTGGATAATAAGGAGTTGATCCTTGAACTAATATTAATGCAACTGATATAGTTCTATTATTAGTTGTAGGTACATTCGTAAAGTTTGCAGTAAAATTTGATGCAATACTTGTATGATAGAATGTAGTTCCTGTGCTTGTGTCATGTGTTACAATACTAGTTGCACCAGTGATTGCAGTAGAAACAACTTCGGCTGTTTGAGCCTGTGTTGTATATCCACTCAAGTTTGCATTAGTAAATGCAGTACCTAATGTACCAGTCAATGTACCTGAGGCAACGATGTTATTTGACGAGGTAACGTTTCCAGCAACAGTGATATTACCCGTAACGGTTAAATTAGTTATTGTATAACTATTTGACGAATCTAATGAGTAGGGTTCAATAAGTGTTTGTGCCATAATGGTATTTATCGTGTTAAAACTTGACTAGCTGGTACACTGAAGGCACCAGTGTAGCGAGCGTATCCTTTAGTAATTCTCAAATCGTCAATATAACCATTTAAGTAATATGGGGTACTCATTCCACCCACTGCGATACCGTTTTGATTTAATGTGTATCCGCTAGGTGTTCCTGTTACTGTTACTGTTCCAGCAACACCATTCACATACAATCTCATTGTACCACTTTGTCTTACCACTGTAACATAATACCATGTGCCGGTTGACGGTGACCAAGGAATTGAACTAGTAAAACCGCCACTTGAGTGCGTGTTGAATACTAATGTTGATGAAGTATATCCAAAGAACCACTTGTCGTTAGTACTAGAACCAACAGCATCACTTTGACAAACTGGTTGAATATTAGTCAATGCATTCAAATAAATCCACGCTTCAATTGTGAAATCACCAACACCAAATGCATATAATGGATTACTTGGAGAATAAAAATATTGTGATGATCCACTAAAACTCAAACTACTGCTTCCATACTTTTTAATACTAGTGCTTAACCCAGCAGTACCAGCACCTACTAAGTTATTTGTGCTATGTGCGTCAGTAATTCCACCGTTGTTGAAGTTTAATAACAATGTTGACGGTTGTGAAATTGTTGTAGGTGCTGATGTTAATGCAGATGTAGGTGGAGCGAAGTTGCTGATGTAAATGGCCACGTTGGGAGTTACTCTTACATCACTGATGTATCCAGCAATCATATTTGATGTACTTCCTTGCTCACCTATAACATAAGTACTGGCTTGACCAGTACTTGATGATGAAATTGATGTTGGGGTGGAAATCAGATTACCATTCAAAAATAATCTGGCAGTTCCGCCAGAAATACTCAAGGCAGTATGATTCCACGCATTAAGCGTTAGAGTAGATGAGGCAGTTATTGTTGTACTACCGTTGTAGTTGTATATCACAAGAGCAGAACTTGTATAATATAAAGACCAATCAGTTGTACTACTAGTTGCAACACGTCTTGACAATATACCCGCTTGTCCAACAAATGATGTTGGATATACCCATGCTTCAACCGTATAGTTTGCGCTAGAAGGCCAATCCAATGGATTTCCAACTGTTGATATTGTTAGATAATCTGTAGTACCGTTAAAATAACAACTACCACCATTAATAGATGGATTGTATGCTACTGGTGTTGTGATAGTATACTGTGAACCGAATGGGTTAATTGTAGCTACTCTAATTGTTCCAGTACTAGTAATTGCGTATGAGTTAGTTGAAAGGTCAACTATCTTATTTGTTTGACATGTTAGTAACAATGTTGTTGCGATAGCTGTTAAAGGTGTAGTAGGTATTGCAAAGGAACTAGAATACAATGCTGTAGTATTTAGGATTCTAAGACTGCTCACATAACCATAATATATATTGGTTGTTGAATTAAACTGACCCATGTAAAGACTTGATAATGTACCGGTTCTGTTGGTTAGTGTAGTAGTACCTGTAAGAGTTTGTGCAACACCGTTAACATACAAACTTATAGAGCTACTATTTACAGATAAAGCGATATGATACCAAGTATTAATTGACATAACAGTATTACCTGTTACTGTTTTAATAGCACCGTCATACCAATAAAAAGATAACACACCACTGGCTATTGGTCCAAAAGCCCAATAATCACTGGTCGATGAAGTAGTAAAATCACCAATCAATGGAGAAGAGTTACCAGTCGTTGATGTAGGTAACTGTGTCATGTATATAAAACACTCAATAGTAAAAGTTGTTTGTGTTGCTGGAATACTAGCACCGGTTATAGTTAGATAGTTACCACTGCCACCAAAGTATGTACTATAATATGTTGGGATAACATTCATACTTTGAAAAGGACTGAATGCTTGAATACTAGGTGCTCCTGAAGTAGTTATAGCCAATAGACTACTTGAGTTATCAATAAATCTATTTGATTGGCAGGTCAATATTGCTGTATTTGATATTGTAGTTAATGGTGTAGTACTTGGGGTAAAGTTGCTGGTGTAGAGGGCTGTATTTTTAAGTATACGTAAGTTTGAGATGTATCCAGTCCAATCGTTATTTCCTGTTTCGCCGCCAGCAATTAATAAACCTGTACCTGCAAAATTTCTGTTATCAGTAAAAGAACCATCTAAAACACCATTAATATACAGGCTACAACTTTGTGAACCAGTGCGAACAAACGCAAAATGTGTCCAAACATTATTGTTTATAGTTGTAGTTGATGTGTATAACAAAGTTCCAGAAGTTGTTATAGCAAATTTATTTGCGCTGGTGACCGTTAGTGAGATACCGTCAGTTCCAGCTGAAGTTCTATTTGAACATATGAGGTTATAACTACCAGAAGTACTAATAGGGTAGAACCATCCTTCAATTGTACATGAGGTAGTACCTAGTGTTAACGTTGAAGATGATAAAGAAAAATAATCTGTACTACCATTGAAGTAATTACTCCAACCGTTTTGACTATATGGACTAAAGTTACCTTGAGAGGGGTTTCCTACGGTAGTTATTACATTATTGAATATGCTGTTATCGGCAATTGCTGTGTTGGTTGAACCACCATTATATTGTAATGTCAATAAACTTGTATTAGTTACTGCTGCTAGTGGTTGATATGTTGGGGCAAAGTTATTAGTGTATAATGCAGAGCCAACAACGACACGAAAATCTGAGATGTATCCAACAAGATAGTTAGCTGCAGCCTGTGATCCAATATATAATTGTCCAGTATTATAATTAGTACTATCAGAATACGTACCCACACTTAATCCATTGATATACGCAGTAAGAGTAGTTCCGTTTCTAACCAGTGCAATATGTGCCCATTGACCTATCATTGCGGTTGATGCAACATTTATAACCTGTGTAGCACCTATCCAAATACCAAAATAATTACCTGAATTGTTATAGACGAAACAACGTAAAACAGATCCAGTGGAACCATATGCAAAGCAAGTATAATATGCACCTCCAGTTGGTGCTGTTGGTATATTAACCCAAAATTCAAAAGTAAAGTTTCCTGAACCAGGTAAAACAGTTGATGATGGTAAGTTGATTGTATCACTACTACCGTTAAAGTATGTTGTACCAAGATTACTTAAGTTAGATACCGTTGATGTTGTTTGTGTGAACGGGTAAGTGTTGTTAACTACTTTAGGAGTACCGTTTATTGTAAGTGTGGCTGCATTAGTACTTGCATCAATAATAGCGTTACCTTGACAAGTCAACAATGTTGTATTTGTTATTGCTGTTAACGGTGTAGTACTTGGGGTAAAGTTTGTTGTGTATAAGCCCGTGCCATTCACAACCCTCATATTACTAATATAGCCTTGGAACCAGTTAGTTGGGCTTGTATTAACATTTCGTCCAATCAATGCTGGTTGGCTTGTACCAAAACTGTTTGTATATGTAGTTGACCCAACCGATACACCATTGATGTACATTGTCATTGTACCAGCTGTTCTTGATACTGCAATATGATACCATTGATTCAAAGACAAGTTACTTGATGATGTTAAAACTGAACTACTATTTGTATATACGTTAAGTTGACCGCTTGTATTATTAAAACCAAAAGAAAAACCAACAGTATCTGACCCCGAACTTCTGTTATCAATAAACGCCGCAGTCTGAAATGACCCAGTTGGGTATACCCAACATTCAACTGTAAAGTTTCCTGTCCCATATCCAAATGCTGAACTTGATGCTAACGACAAATAGTCAGTGCTGCCGTTGAAGTAAACACTATAACCAGTATTCACTGTAACACTAGTTGGTGCGGCAAAGGGAGTTGCAGATGATATTGCGGGAGAACCTGAGTTTGCAGTCATTGCAAATGAGTTTACTGACTTATCAACATAATTTTGAGATTGACAAACTAAAAATTGTGTATTGGCTATTGCAGTTAAAGGACTAGTAGGTACAGTAATAGTAGTTAGTGTTGGATCATATACGTTTGAACCAATAACTATTCTTAAGTTTGAGATTAGTCCAGGGAGATAATGACTACTAGAATCAGCGTGATAGCCAATAAAATTAGTTTGAACACTAAGTGTCAATGTTGAAGCTACGGCTCCTGTACTTGAGCGGGTGCCATTTAAGAACACAGTAACAGTTCCAGATGAATTTCTAGTCACTGCAACATGGTACCATGTGCCCGGAATCATAGTGGGTACTGTAAATTGCTGGTTTGCAACACCATTATCCAGTTGAACAACAGTTGCACTAGTCAAACGAAGATTAAGGGCATTAGTTTGGTTTGCTGTACCGAGTAAAGGATAAAAACTTGAAAACGCAGTATTATTTAAAAAGAAGAAACATTCAATGGTGAATGCGCCCGAGCCTATTGCAAAGCCATTTCCATACTTATATGCATCAGTGCTTCCATTGAATGACATACTATAGTACCCATCACTATAATACGGTGAGGCATACGTTGGTTTTGGATTACCATTTAATGTTAACTGAAAATTGTTAGTGCTTGCATCGGCGATGAACGGTGTGTTGTTTGCTTCACCAGTCAACACCATAGTTGTGTTTGAGAAATATGTATCATTTACAATTAACGTAATTGTTATTGTTTGTGTTGTGGGTTGATTTGCTGCGTCATAAACGATAACATTGACTGTGTATGTTGTTAGCGTAGTAAGAGGAACAGTAAGTGACCCGCTAATCAAACCGGTTGAACTTAATGATAATCCTGCAGGTAACGTATTTGGTGTTTGTAATGCATATGTCAATGGTGCATTACCTGTTGCTTGTAACTGAATACTGACTGATTGGATAGTTGCTTGAGAATACGATGTAAATGTCCAAGTAGGGAAACCTGAAACTTGTATGCCGGGAACCAATGCTGCTGCGCCACCGGTGCTTGAATATATTACTAATGTGTAAACACCTGAACTTTGTGCGCTAGGAATTGTAAAAGCAAGGCGTCCAGTATCTACTACTGTATATGATCCAATTTGTACATTACCCAAATAAACTGTATATGTTGCTGTACTAGAGAACCCAGTTCCATACACAACTACAATTGCACCGGGTGCTACCGCATTTTGTCCGGTCAAAATATTATAGCTGCCATCAGTAGGTTGCCATCCAGTCAATGCAGGGATTTGTAAAACACTTTGATTGAATTGGTCTCTTGCTGACAATGTACCAAAACCATCACCAGCACGTTTGCCTCTGATACCACCGTTATACATTAACTGATTACCTCATAGCTGCATGTTGCTTCTAATATGTTTGCTGCACTTGCAGTTAATCGCAATACGTCACCTTCATTCAAATATAACATTGCTGTTCTATCAATAGGTGTAAATGTTGCATTGACTGGTACACTGACATTATATGAAATACGATATGGCGTAGATGATCTATAAACATCTACTGTAATAGTTGCCGCACTAGCGCCAACGTTACTAATAGTTAATGTGTTGACTTTATATACTTGGCTACTACTTGAACTATTAGTTACAATTGCTGTAGCAGATGTTGTAACCTGCTGAACTGCTAGTGTACCTGTAATTGTTTGTACGTTTACTATATTTGGTGCTGACATGTTATCCTCCGAATACCATGCCTAGAGCAATGGCTTTTCCGTTTGTTGCTACGGGTACACTATTCTGTGTGATATTAGTTGCATTCAATGTATTAGTTGAAGTGTTGAATGTTAAATTAGTAGATGCTCCTAGAGCACCGTTGTTATTAATTTGAACCTGTGAATTTGAACCCGCAGCTAAAGAAGTATTAATTGCAGGACCAAATGTCATAACTTCAATAGGTGCAGTATTTGCAGGAGCAGTTGAAAATGTTATTGTTGTACCAAGCAGTGAATATGTTGATTTCTGTTGTACTACACCGCCTGTTGTTACTAAGGTAAAATTCTTTGATGTAGGTGCTTGGCTTAACGTAAAGTTAACGGTAGAACCGTCGCCGGTAAATGTATCTAATACCAAACCAGTTATTACACTTGCAGGTGCCGCAACCATAGTTCTTACTTCTATGATTGCACCTACGAATGGTGCACCTGTTAAAGTTAGAACATTATTTGTTAATGTAAAAGATGTTTTTTGTTGGAATACGCCATCAATATTAACTGTTATTAAGTTTATGTTAACTGGGGTTACACTCAATGTAAAAGCAAGTGTAACACCGTCACTCGTAAATGTATCAACATTTACACTCATGGTAGGTTGAGAGGCGGCACTTCTAGTCCAACTGTTGGTTGTCGAGGTATATGTATAATATATACCGTTAAGTATCGCTACTTGACCGTTAATTGGACTACTTGGAAATGACATTTTTTACCTTATTATGTATTTATGACTACCCAACTAGTGGTATCTTCATCCCAACGATAATCTTTGCCGTCTGTTGGATATGGGGTAGGGCTAGTCCATATCCAATTTGTTTCAGCACTGATCGTCCAACTTGGGAAAGGTTTAGGTGGATAGAATACATCATTTACTGGATCGTATGTATATCCTATACCAGCATAATTTCCACGTAGTGCTACGCCACCGTCTGGGTTACCATCGGATCCATAGTGTACATTTCCTCTAGTATTGTAACTAGTTTGAATAAATGTTTTGGGGTCTCCAAATAAACCCGTATCTATAACGTCTTGTTCAATGACAAGTACTTGTTTAACAATGTTGTTTTCATCTATTTGTGCATAATGACTCATTTTTATTTCCTTTAGAATTTTATTGTTCCTGATCCGGTGAATAATATACCAATGTATCCACCTGATGCAGCATAAATTGTATATGTTCCTGTTAATGTAGGAGCCGAAGACGTAGTTGGATAAGATATTATTACTGCACCACTGCCACCACTGCTGCCAGCACAACCGCCACCTCCAGTATTGGTTGCACCTTGTGCTGTTGCGGCATTGATGGCGTGTGTGGTATCTGGTACAGAACCTGACCCAGTGGCGCCACCGCCACCAAAGCCACCTTTGTTGCCAGTTTGTCCCAAGTTGCCGCCCGCGCC